ATTTTCTTTTTAGTATCTTCTGAATGAACTCGACCTATAGCGGCTTCTCTCATTTTTTGTTTTTGTGTTTCTGATTTAGGCTTACCTTTATGAATTGCGGACATGGCAGCTTTATTTTTATCTGACATTTTTATACCAAGAGAATGTTTGTTTCCAATTTGAGAAACACCTATTTTCTTTTTAGTGTCTTCTGATAAAATTTTACCAGTATTTATTATACTAAGTTTTATTCGAGTTTCTTTACTTAATTTTCCACCACTATTGCCGCCATCTCTTAAATTGTATCCTACGACTCTATCAATGGAGTTATATTTTTTGATGAATTCAATTTCCCAATAATCAGCAGTTTCTTGAGTTCCACAAAATGTAAGCACTTCATATACAAAATTATCTTTTCCATATTTTTTTATAGCAGAATATAAATGTTCGTTCCCTCTATACCCATGACCATTTTCATAACGATCTTTAAAACTATTCCAAGTTTGACCAATATAGATCTTATTATTTATTTTGTTTCTCAATAAATAAACCGTATTAATCATTATGCCTTTATATATGAAAGTCCACTTCTATTATAGAGTTGCGAGTCTAATACAATTAGATTGTCTCTATCTTCAATTTCCTGAGCCCAATATGATGGTATTTCTTTTGCACCATTTTTTGCACAGAAAAGTGCCCCAACAATACTCGCAGTAGTATCAGTGTCCCACCCGGCCCTAATAGCTGATATAACGGCATCTTGATAAGTTGGAAACTTTAAAAAACAATAAAGCGCCGCTGCGGCGGTTTCTCTTACATCAGCACGCGTTCCAATTACTCGTAAAGCTTGGGCAGCTTTAATTTTTGGTGACTCAATTAAAGAATCAAGACTATGTATCATTACTTTTACTTTACTATCTGGCAAAACTTCGCACAGTCTATCTAAAAGTCTATCTGTATCATTATTAGTCGCTAAAGCCACGGCCATTGCAATAGCAATGGAACCAGCAATTGCTTCATCAGAATTATGTGTAATTTTAGCATCAATAGTTGCTGCCTCAATTAATGACTTACGATCATTGCGAAAATAAATGCCTATCGGACTTACTCGCATTGCTGTGCCGTTTCCCCAGCTACCATCAACTCCACTTTCACTCCAATGTATTCCATTTATTAAATTGTTTACGGCTGCCAGCGTAGTTCTGCCATAGCCCCTAATTGTCTGCGATGTAAATAATTCTACATATCGTTTCGCCAAATCATCAGGGTTAAATCCATTATTTTCGATCAATGATTTTGCAAGAGTTAGTGAAAACTGGGTATCATCCGTATATTGTCCAGGATTTAATTTATGATGCGGACTATCTAAAAAATCTATTCCATTCCAAGCTATCAATTTAAAATCATCTGCCGGCTTTGACTCGAATGGCATTCCAAGAGCGTCAGCAACGGCTCCGCCTAATAATACATTACTCATATCTTATTCCTCTATCTGTTTGTCTTAACGTCGGTCCAACAGGAGTTTCCTTATCTAAAAGTGGGCCGATAACTTTGAAATAACTTCGTTCTCGTTGAGAGATCAGAAATGCATAATGACTTTCCGAACACCAAAATAAATTGTCTGGTTCATATGGAAGTCCGCCCGTCATAATTATTGATTGCAAATTGGCGTGAATAATTTTTCCCTTTTCAATTGGTTTGAACTGTACCATTTCTAACAAAGGCGCCCATTCATTCATCGTCATTAAATCCTTTAATGATTAATTTTGCTTCCGGCCGGATTACCTTCCTTCAACTTTTTTATTTCTTGATATTGTTCTTCGGAAACAGTAACTTGAGCGTAGGAATCTTTCTTATCAATAAAGATGACTCGCTTGATCGGGAATTTGGAGAATGGACAATCACACATTTTCTTCATCTTTCTTATTTAGAAATGTAAGTTGCGCTTTCATTTTCTTCCTCATATAAAACATAAGACTCCGAACACAGGTTACATAAGACGTTCCATCCTGGGATGAAATGAATGCTCTTATTATCAGGGGCATTTTCCCAAGCATGCTGGAAGAGCCGAGAAATCTCGCTATCCATATTTAAACGCAAATAATCCGCTTTTGACAATTCATTTTTGTCTAAAAAGCGGAACAAAATATCATAAAGGTCTTCCCAGTGAGTATCGACAAGTTGCCAATACTCTTCCTTGTTGGTAGGGTATAACATATGGTCTTTCTTTCAATGTTAAAATTAAGATGTAGCTAAATCGTAAAATACATTACACAGCGTAATCAAATCATGGCGAGAATATCTAGCAGACTTAATTCCTGGCATAACCTCTGTCATTAAAGGATCTGGAGTTGTTTCTCCTCCTTCTTCTGCCTCAAGACCTGCTTCAAATCCTTCTTCAAAAGAATTATCTTCTGAATCCCAAGGTTCAGGGTCCACAATCGTGTCCCTTGGCCTGGCTGGTTGTTTAAAAAACATACGCTTCATAGCCTCAGGATCGTGCTTAATCTCGGGCAAATTAGAGTTTTTAGGAACGACAACTTCCTCAACTTCTTCTCCTGGAGGGGGTAGCATTACATCTTCTTTTGAACCATATTTTTTGGCAAATCTGCTGTACATATCCATTTTGACCTTAATATGTATATTGGAATATTATATGATTATAAATATCCCTCTAATATCATACATAAGGCAAAAGCCTGTCCTACCGGCATATCCGGGTTGCTAATGACCTGATCCCAGCTCTTTTCAAGGAAACGGTGGTCATATCCTTCAAAATCAATTAGATAGATGTCTTTCTTTGAGTTTAAGTAGAAGTCCTTTAACTTCTTGAAAGCCGGAGTATCAACCACCGCTTTCTTATAAAGAGGTAAAAAGATTTGGTTTTGGGCTTCCACACCATTTATCTTTTTGCCATCCCACCAATGATACAGATGTTTATTCCAGGCGCCCAATGGATACTTGATTGGTTTTGAATTTGCCCAACCAGCCTGAGCCCACTCCCAATAATGGGGAGCGGGCAATTCATCTACAGTAGAATATTCGGCATAGACTCTAGAAAATTGAAAAGCATTCTCAATGTTTTTGGAGACATAGCCATCATATAGTCCTACCGGCCCCAAATTAAAAGGAGAAAAGTGTCTTCCCCATGAATTGGAACGAGATGTTACATCCATGGACAAAACGCCTTCTGGGATTTTATGTTTGAAACTTACGGCATAAATCATAGATAGTTAGGGGCGTTGCTTGATCTCTTTTGAGCTTCTAGTTGAACCACTTTTGGCATTTCCTTGAAAGTAAGAATATGTTTTTGCGAGCATACAGGACAAGTAACATGATAAGAATCGTAAGACGGGTACCTCATATCTCCTGTATGATGTTCATACACAACATCAGTAGCTTCTGCTGCTAATTGAGAATCACATTTTGTGCAAGTGAAAACATGTTTCCAAGTATCTGGCTCTGCTTTCTTTAAAACTTTCATACTGATTCTCCCGTTGCCCTAAGACGAATCTCTTCAAATGTATCATCATCAAATCCATCAGGATGAAAGGCCATATCTAAAGCCTCGAACACGGCATCTACCGCTTCAAAATCAGCTTTTTGAACCAAGGTCATTGTTTCAGACAAATTTTCGATTAACAATTTTTTCATAGAAACTCCTAAAGAGGTATTAGTTAAAACTCCTCTCTGGAGTCCGTGCAGCTTTGAGCGAGCCCCTCTCTGGGACGTAAGCTCCAAACCACTCATTACAATTATAACGCACGCTCCACAATTGTCAAGCGTTCGAATTAAAAAACTTTACATGAAAGATAGTGAGATGACATAAGTACAATATAAAGCTAAAGCGCTTGAAATTGCAAACCACGGCCACTGCTTACGTTTAAAAGATTGTACTGCATTATAGGTATTGAATCCGAAAAACAATACATTAATAATTAGGATCAGCATGGTTTCCTCGCCTGTCTATAGTGTAATTTCTACAATGGCCGCGTCAAGGGGCCGCAAATAAAAAAACGGAATGATCTGTATGAAGAGATCATTCCGTTTCAGGGAGAATCAATTAAGAGTTATACTCTTTCAAAAACTAGAGTTTGGGATTCAGAACGACGGAAACTGCCTTTCTTTTCTCCAACTCTTGGAGTTCCTTTTAAATCAATATTTTTACGATTAGCATCGCCTGGGAAGCCAGATGGTTGTGCTTGAGAGGCGGTCTTAACTCTTAGCTTCTCAACAAGATGCAGAAATATTAGTCATCCCAATCTTCATCGTCATCTGCGGAAAGTTCTACTTTTCTGTTACCCGGCTTCCAGCCGTGCTTGCGAGCCAAAGCATAAACCTCGGCCAAAGTCATTTTGAATTGATGACCAGGATTTCCCAATAATCCAGGCAAGCTCTTTTTCTTGGGACAGAGGCGCTTGAAAACACCACGAGCCGTCTCTACATCCAAAGCTCCTACTTCCAGCATTTTGCTCAAACGACCTGGACGCATAATGGCCTCTTCCATATGAAGCTCATTAGCATTGGTCGTTGCCACAATCCGTAGATCAAGCAAAGATCCTAAGATGCCGTCTCCTAAGTTCAAGAGAGACTGAATGGAGTTAATATTGTCTTTGTCTCGGGCAACCAAGCACTTATCAGCATCTTCTAAGAGAAGGACAATTGGCCCTGTCGTTCCTCCCCGATAAGACATCAAGAGTGGTAAAAGTTGAGGTCCAGCCAAGCTAGTCACCATCTCGGGAGAGATGAGTACGAACATAGCATCCGGCACCTCTAACAACATGGCGCGAATCAAGTGCGTCTTACCAGTACCAGGAGTTCCTCTCATAATGACAATACGTCCAGAGGGATACTCAGACTGTAAATCTGAAATGATATATCTGTAATCCTCATTTACCTGAGGGGTATAGTTACCGCTTACCAAGCTAATACCAGCATTACCAATGGAGCTAAGACTCAAGTGAGATCCTTGCTGCACAATGGCATAAACGTGCCCCTTCTTCTCTGGAACGGTCCAGAGCGGTTCAAAATGATCTTTGACTTTCTGAACTAAAGACTCTTGATGAGACATGGCTCTCAAGACAACATAGTTTCCAGTCAAAGAGAAGTTGACCATACCATCTTTCCATAAGAAGATGGATTCTCCACCATTATTGGAAATAACTTGATAGATCAGGCGCCCACCTAAACCCTCAAAAAACTTAAGGTAAGTTCCCCAGCCATCTTCCTCCGGGTCTCTATTGATATAGCTGTCCTTAGAATATTCTGAGACACAACCACTATCTTTTTCCAAGACACTTTTCATCAGGGGAACTAAACCAAATGAACGGCCATCAACCTGATCAATATATGAACCAAGGGTGCTGAAATTAAGATTTTTCCATATTTCCATTTTATGATAACCTTTCAAATAAACTTTTATCGTCTTTACAATATTCTTTTAGTTTCTCTAACCAAGCTCTCGACTTAATCTTAAACATAATGGGCACTTTATAATTTAACTATCTTTCTATTCATGGAAATAGGTAATTCACTTTTGATATAATCCATAAACTTAATTGTTGCTTCATGAGCACCACATAAAACATGATAGTATTTATTTCTTACTTTTATTTTAGATACTTTAAATTTTACCTTCAAAATTGAATTTAGATTCTTACAAAGATATTCATTTTCCGATTTAGAAAATGAATGAGTGCATAATCTCATTGCAAGAGTTTTTCTATTATTATAAATAAACCCATCATCACAAAACCAAATAGCACATGTTAATGGTGTAAGATGCGCTCCAATATTTTTCGGTAAAATTTTAATCTTATCAGCATACCATTCACTATGATACCAATTTAATAAATCTATACTACGAGTATAGAAATTAATAAACTTAATGACACCATTCTTTTTCCTATATTTGGGTTTAGAAGGACAAATATTCTCAAACTCTTTGAAATTATCAAAAAGATAAAGCTCATCTTTAATTGAGCGTTCTACCCTTAATATCGCATTTTGTGTTAATTTTCTACGCTCAATATGGCCGTCCCCCAAAAGAAGACCATTTATAATTTGCATTTGCCTATATGACAAATTATTTGGCAAATTCTTTTTTATTGCTGAAATTTTCTTCTTTTTAAGAAGACCATTATAGCAAATAATACAATATCCTCTTACATATCTTTTAGCCGTAATACTTTTACATTCCACACATATTTTCATTTAATATCCTATTCTAATTTGTTGAATAGGGCCGTGTCATCTTTGCAATGATCTTTAAGTTTATTTAGCCATTCATTAGATTTTATTTTGAACATGATTAACTTACCATTATCATTGCCCTTGCATACACATCCCTCAAATGTCATGCCATTTAATGCATTGTTTTTAACTTTATCAAACAATTCAGTGGTCACATAACCT